GGTATTTTAAAAATATTAAAACTAGAACCAAACGTTGATCACGGATTTACGATGAGTTTTATTGTTGATAATAGTAAACTAGTTAGTTCAGATACAAAATACACTGTTTTACCTTCTTTTGGAAATTATCAATCAGATAGAATTGGGGAAATAATCTCCAATTATAAAAAAATTGAGCAAGATTCTTTTAAAGTTTCTTGGGCACTAGAAGAAAATCAATTCTTCCCAGTATATAGTGGAAATACACTACCAACATATGCTGAAAATTTTAAATCAGTGTCTGGTTCTACACCAGGTTCTTTTGTTGGTACATATTCTATTGAAAAAACAAAAAGAAAAGTAATTGATTTGATTGCAACATTTAACCCACAAATTCTGGATGAGTTTGAAACAATGTTTTTAGAATTCTCAACATTAAAATTAGACACAGATAGCGTTTTAACAACAAACAGTTATAATTATAATTCTTTTCAAGATTTACTAAAAGATATTTCAACAGTAAATAAATCCGATGTTACTTCTTTAGATATTAAGTCAATAGGTAGAGTTCAATACAATAACCTTAAAAGTATCACTAAAAAAATATTAGACAATAAGAATCTTGTTAAGGTGACAATTGGTAACCCTAAACAATTAGATAACTATACATTATACGGTGTTGCTGGATTAAATAAAAATTATTCAGACGGGGAATTTAATTCCACACAAATAAGTGGAAATAGTTTAAATTTAATTAAATTATATATCGGAGAGGATATGGATTTACATTATTTAGATTATTTCACAACAAATAATATTGAATTAAATTCAGATAACATTTATCTACACAGAGAAATGGCTAGAATTTATGCGGGATATGTTACAAATGAATTATACTCTAATAGTGGATTTACAGCATCAAACTCGTCTTTTAAACAATATTTAAAAGCAAATATAATCACACCACAAGAACAAAGATATCAGGTTTTTTTTACTAATTTGATGAATAAGGTTTCTAAATTTTCTCTAGATACCCCAACAAAAATGACAGTATTTGGTGGTTACAATATGGATAAAACTGTTAAAGTTGAGACCTATAATTTCTTTAAAGAATTTAATGATAAATGGGTTGCTGGAAACTCAATAGGACAAAGAAATCTATTAGAGGAATTTTTATTTATTGATAGAGCAAATAAAGATATTGGTAACGACCTTTATCTTAGTTTAGATAGATTAAAAAATCTTGCTGAACCTAAAAACGCAAAAGCAAGTTTATATAGTGTAATTTCTATGTTAATTCAAGGTGATAACATTGACTTCAGACCATTACCGGCGTACGTTAATTTTTATGGAACTAATTTTACTGATAAAAAAAGAATAACGCCGTCAAGCACGGTTGCTAGAAACTTATTTGGAACATTTTTAGAAGTCGACTATCAGGAAGCATCTCCTAAAATGATATTACAATATATTGGACCATCATCAAAATATCTTAAGATGTCAGATGTTGATTCAAAAGGTAAGTTATCCAAATATAAAAACGATGGTGCGGATATTAGAAACACAAACAAGAATCCTTTGTTATTAACCCAAGAAGTTTTTACAAATACTGATTTTAGTAAATCAAATAGGGTCGTTGCTTTCGAAGTTAACTTTGGAGACCAGGCACAAAATATTTTTAAAAGTATATCATTAGATCAAAGTTCTAAGACACCAACAAGTGCAACCTTTGCCGCATATGAAAACTTAGGTAGATCAGCAACTGGTTCCAATGTTTATCAGGTAGATGTTAATTTGTTTGATGTTTATAGAACTTATGCATACTCTTGTGAAGTAGTTGCAATGGGTAATGCGATGATACAACCAACAATGTATTTTTATTTAAATAACATACCAATGTTTGAAGGTTCTTATTTAATCACTGAGGTTACACATACGATTAAACCAAATTATATTGAAACTAAATTTAAGGGCGGTAGGATACCACAAGACAGTTTACCAAACATAAAAGATAGTTTTGTTAGTGCTTATAGACCATTATTTGACAAAATATTAAGTTCAGCAATTAAAAAGAAACAAGAGATCAACCCAAAAACTACAACATCACAAACAATTAAGACAAAAAATGGGTTAACTTTTGAATATGATCTTGGGCCTAAAGTGTATGCTGGTGAAAAGGTTTTAGAAGAGAGCGGATTCTCTTTAGGTATACCATATAACGGACAAAACGGAGAAAAATACATACAAAAAGTAGAAATTGATGGTGAGCAGTGGTTAAGAACTAGGGTTTGTAGAATGGGTGGTTCAGATTACTCACCGAATGATACAAACGAAATGACGGTTATTACAAAATCACAAACAAATAAAGTAATAACATGGGCACAAGTTAGAGAATATACAAATATGTACTATTCAACTAAGTTTGATTTCTCTAAAGTTAGTGCATCCACACTAGCAACGTCTAAAATGCAGTTCTACAATCCAGGTATGGCCAAAAATTCGGGAACAGATGGTAAAAAAGCAAACCCGTTGATTTTACAATCAAACATTAACCCATCAAGTAACAAATATGACGGACCGATACATAATGGTGCCCCAGCAACCACATATGGGATGGCCATGTCAAGACAATTAATGGACGCACTTAATGTTTCACCGGGTCAAGTTATCTATTTTAGGCCATTATAATGAAATTAATATCTTTTGTGGATATTTATATAAAAAACAATAACAATGAGCAATTTAAACAAATCGCTAGACCAGTTTTTAAACCCTAAAGTTATTAAAAATGTAACTGAAGATGGTAAAGAACAAGAAGTTTGTGATATGCAAACAGGTGAATGCTATACCATTAAGTCAAAAGATGGTATTGTGGAAAGAATAAATAAAAAATATATTACCGAAGACGGTAGACAATTATTACAAGATTAAAACCATGTTAGAGAAAAAACTACTTGAAGAAGTTCAAAGATTTAGAAGCATCAATAAGAATGCTAGCAATCTAAATGAGCAAGAATTACCAGGAGCACCCGCTCCAGAACCCGCTGCACCAGAAGGTGACACGGCATTAGACGCAACTGCACCTACACCTGGACCTGCTGATGCACCAGTACCCGATCTAGACCCTTCTGGAGATCAAGCACCAGCACCTGCTGATGGAGCAGAGTCAGACACAGAAGAGATTGATGTTACAGAGTTAGTTAATATGACTAAAAACATCAAAAGTGATATGGAAGCAACCAAAGGCGAACAAGATGCTGTTTTACAAAAAATGGATGACGCGTTTAGTAAACTTTCGGATCTAGAAGGTAAATTAGCACAAATGGATCAAGTTTTAATTAAAATTGACGAGTTGGGAAGTAAGGTCGAAGCAATGAAACCAGAAACCCCAGTTGAAAAACTTGAGATGAGGTCTTTGGATTCTTACCCATTCAACCAAAAACCAAATGACTTCTTTACTGTTAAACAACAGGAAATGAGACAATCAGGTAAAAATGAATATGTATTAACTAAGGGCGATATTGAGAATTACTCAAAAGATGAAATCGCAAAAACATTTAACCCAGAAGAAGATGAAATTAAGTTCTAACGTAAAATTTTTAATTGAAAAACAAGTCCAATTTAGAATCCTACATTGGCAAACCAAGGGTTATGCAAGACATAACGCATTTGGAGGCATTTATTCAGCATTAGACGACCTAATTGACACCTATGTTGAAACAGCAATGGGTAAACAAGGTAGATTTATGTTAATGGAAGAAGATAAAACCATTTCATTGACAAATTTAAAAGAATTGGATATAGTGTCTTTTTTACAAGAAATTAAAACATATTTGATTGATCTAACAAATGAATTAGACACATCAAAAGATACTGATTTACTTAATATTAGAGATGAAATGTTAGGCGAAGTTAACAAATTGGCTTATTTATTAACATTAGAATAAATAAAAATACTTTTAAAAAAGATTAACCCGGATTTTTTAATTCGGGTTTTTTTATGTATATTAGTTATCTAACAAATTTATTAATTAAAAACTACAGTTATGTCAGACAGTTTAGCCGCGGTATTATCGCAGTACGAAAAAAACAAACAATCATCGTTACCAGTTAATAAGGTAACATCGGAAGAAAGATTAAAGAAGTATTTTGCTCCAATCTTAACTAAAGGGCAAACATCAGGTCAAAGAAGAATTAGAATCCTACCAATGAAGGACGGAAGTTCACCATTTAAAGAGGTTTGGTTCCACGAAATTCAAGTTGACGGAAAATGGGTTAAGTTATATGATCCAGGAAAAAATGAAGGCAAAAGATCTCCATTAAACGAAGTAAATCAAACACTTAGAAGTACTGGTTTAGAATCAGACAAAGAGTTAGCAAAGAATTATAACCCTAAAAAATTCTTTATCGTTAAGGTAATTGACCGCGATAACGAACAAGACGGTGTTAAATTCTGGAGATTTAAATACAACTCTAAGGGTGATGGTGTTTTCGATAAAATTTATTCTGTTATTAATTTAAAAGGTAACATAATGGATGAATCAGATGGCCGTGATTTAATTATTTCACTTAGTTTAACTAAAAAACCAAATGGTGGCGAATACACTAATATCACATCAATCATTCCTGATGATAAATCATCATTACATACAGATGCTGAAAAAGCGAGTGAATGGGTAAACGATCCATTAACATGGGCTGACGTTTATTCTAAAAAACCAGAAGAATACTTAGAAGGTGTTGCAAAAGGTTACACACCGAAATGGAACTCAGATACCAAAAAATTTAGTTATGGTGAAGAAGCACAAACAGAGTTTGCGCCAATCGTACCAACAATGGATCCACAAAGTGAAGATGATGTAGACGAAGATCTACCGTTCTAATTAAAATGTTGAGGGCCCTTGTCAAAATTTGTCAAAAGGGAGACAGGGGACCCTCTTTTTAAAAAAAAATATATGGCAGCAATTAAAAAAAATAGTTTTGAATCAATAAGAAAAAAGTTCTCTAAAGAGGCAGAATATAAACCAGAAAGATTTCTTGATTTGGGTGATGCATTCTTAGACGCTAGTGGTATTCCAGGTCCGGCTATTGGACATTTAAATATGCTTCTTGGTCACTCAGATACTGGTAAGACAACGGCATTAGTTAAATCTGCTGTTGACGCACAAAAGAAAGGTATGTTGCCAGTTCTTATTATTACAGAACAAAAATGGAATTGGGAACACGCAGAATTAATGGGCTTTGATCGTTCAGAAGATTTTTATTTATTTAATAGTGATTTTGAATATATTGAACAAATTACAGATTATATCAATGAGTTATTGGATGCACAAGAAAAGGGTGAATTACCATACGATTTACTTTTCCTTTGGGATTCCGTTGGTTCAGTACCATGCAAGATGACTTATGAAGGCAAGGGCGGGGCACAACACAACGCTAGAATTTTATCAGACAAAATTGGCCAAGGATTAAATCAAAGAATTTCTGGCTCTCGCAGAACAGATAAAAAATATACGAACACTTTAGTTATCGTTAACCAACCTTGGGTTGAATTACCAGATAATCCATACGGTCAACCAAAAATTAAAGCAAAAGGTGGTGAAGCAATCTGGTTAAACTCAACATTAGTATTCCGTTTTGGTAATGAAAAAAATGCTGGAACAACAAAGATAGCAATTCAAAAAGACGGAAGAAAAGTTAAGATTGCAACTAGAACTAAAATTTCTATCATGAAAAACCACGTTAATGGTTTAGGTTACGAAGATGGTAGAATCATGGTTACAGCACATGGATTTATGGGTGCAAAAACGGAAAGCGAAGAAAAGAAGTCAATTGAAGAATACAAAAGAGACGCAGGTTCTTATATTAGTGAAAAACTAGGTGTTAATGTTGCTGACACAGGAGTAGAAGTAGTAACAGATGATGAATAATAATAATTTAATTTTTTAATGTCCGTATTACTTGTTGATGGAGACAATTTACTTACGATTGGTTTCTTTGGTGTTAAGAACTACTTTTATAAAGGCAAACACTTTGGAGGAATATATCATTTTCTCAATACTCTTAGAAGATCATTTGAGACGTACCATTTAGACAAGATCTGTGTATTTTGGGACGGAGAAGACAGTGCCCTTTCTCGCAGAAAAATATATCACCTATATAAAGAAAACAGAAGATCAGATAAATGGACAGATGAAGCGGAAAGTTCATATGATTATCAGAGAGTAAGGATTAAACAATATCTAGAAGAGTTATATGTTAGGCAAGGCGAATATATTGGATGCGAATCTGATGATTGCATTGCACACTACGTACAAAATTCCCCAAAAGAAAAAAAAGTAATATTTTCATCTGACAGAGATTTAGCACAATTAGTTTCTAAAGATACACAATTATACAATCCATCACATAGTAAGTTATATAGCGCAGGAGATAATATTGAATATGATCACGAGACAATCCTTATTGAAAACGTTAAATTAGTTAAAATTTTATGTGGGGACCCTTCGGATAATATCCA